ATGGCTTCGATAATTCAGATCAACGGCAAGTGGCGCGCTCAGGTTCGCAAGAAGGGACATCCCACGCAGACCAAGACATTCACCACCAAGGCGCTGGCAAACCGATGGGCCACCGCTATAGAGGCAGAGATTGAACGGGGAGACTTCAAGGATACCAAACCTCTGGGTGTAACGACCGTGGGCGATCTTCTGGACCGCTACGAGAAAGAAGCCCAGAGGCTAGGCACTGCTAAGAAGGAATCTTTCAAGGTACTAAGGGCCGAGCTGGGTGATGTCACCTTAGCTGGGCTGACTGGCGAAAGGATAATCGAGTACACCAAAAAGCGGAAAGTCGCCCCTCCTACCTGGTCCATGGAGCTGTCCTATCTGAACACGGTGCTACGCGTAGCACGGAGTTTGTGGGGATTCTCGCTTCTGGGCGACCCAATCTGGGATGCCAGAGAGGCGTTCAAGATGCTGGGGGTCGTCACCACCCCTCGGGAAAGGACTAGGCGCCCTACCGAGGATGAGCTTAAGACGCTGAAAGCGCACTTCAACACCTCTGGACGCTACCAGCTGCCCATGGCGGACATTGTTGATTTCGCCATAGCCACCGCCATGCGGGCCGGGGAAATCTTCTCCATCACGTGGGAAGACGTAGACGCCAAGAAGAAAACCGTCATCATCCGCGACCGCAAAGACCCAAAGCGCAAAGCCGGCAACCACCAGGTTGTTCCGCTGCTACCGGCTGCCTGGGAAATCATCCAGCGCCAGCCCAAGCCGCACAAGGGCCGAATTTTCCCCTACATAGCGGCGACCATCTCATCCACGTTCCCCAGGGCTTGCGCTAACCTGGGGATCAAGGATTTGAGGTTTCACGACCTCCGGCACGAAGGCACCAGCCGCCTGTTCGAAATGGGCTATGGTATCCAAGAAGTGGCCATTTTCACCGGCCATCGGAGCTGGAACCAACTACGCCGCTACACGCAGATCAAGCCCGAATCGTTACACAGGTAATGTCCTACTTCAAGCCACGCCCAACCGGACACGGCGGATGCTGGACCTGTACCCACTCTGCACCTGATGCCGGATGAGCCTCGTATACTCGGCAACTTACATCTAGGACCCCTCGGGATCTACCAAGCGATGCCATCCGAGCACGAGCTACTTGCACGCTTTACGAACCATATGCCAAGCGGGCAAGACGTCGAGTTGACGCTTCTGAAAGGGCATCTTCTGATCGAAGAAATCCTTACTGCTGTAATCGTGAAGGGCGTGAAGCGCCCGAAGCACCTCGACTTCGCCCGTATGCATTTTCAGCAGAAGATGAAACTTGCACGAGCGGTTTTCCCTGGCGAGGGTCCAGATTGGATATGGGTTGCCTTGAAGTCATTGAATGACGCGAGGAACAAGCTCGCTCACGGGCTGGATCAAGCCGCCACGGCAACTGCGGTTAAGAAGTTAATCGACTATGTGCTCAACTTCGATCCAATCAGCGGCGAAGCGCTGGAGCCCGGCGAAGAACCACCCCAGCCCCTGAATTGGATTCTGTTCTCGCTCTACTCATATCTTATCGTCTACGGCGATGTTGTTCCCCCCAGCCGCAACCGACTTCTTGAACATCTATCCTCGCTGCCAGCAACCAACGACTGACCCTATACTGGCCCTTCCCCTTCCTGCCGGAGGTGCCTATGTGCGGTCGTATCGTTCAGAAGTCCGGACCCATGGACTACGTGGAACGGATCTTCCCGAACCTGCGTCAGATCTTCACCGACTCGGCCGGGCCACGCTACAACATCCCGCCAGGCACGCGGCCGCTGACCATGCACCGACTGGCCGGCGGCTTCGATGTCGATCGGCAGTGGTGGACCTGGCGCCCGAGCGGTTCGAAGTACGCCATGAACTGCGCCAGGCTCGACAAGATCCTCGGCAACAAGTGGCCTTGGAAGATGCTGACGGGGCGCGGCCGTATCCTGGTGCCGGCGGATGGCTGGTATGAATGGAAGCCACTAGGCACCGGGCCGAAGCCTCCCAAGCAGCCCTACTACATCCACGCCGCGGACAACACCCCGCTCCTCTTCGCCGGCCTAAGCAACTGGCGGCCCGGCGCCGAGACGGACGAGGCTCATGGATTTGCCATCGTCACAAATGACGCGGCAGGCGGCATGATCGACGTGCATGACCGCCGGCCGGTGGCGCTGCCGCCCGACCTCGCTCAACAATGGATGGATCCAGACTGTCCAACCGGCGAAGCCCTGGCGCTACTTGAGCGCGGCCTACCGGAAACCGCCTTCACTTGGCACCCGGTCCGCCAGGAAGTTGGCAATTCGAAGTACCAGCTACCCGACGCAATCGACCCCATTTAAGGTGGAATATACTGTACAACCATCCAGTATTTTTCTGCCATGAACGACAACGGAATTCTTGAGCACGTGCCCGGCCCATGTGTCTCACAGGCCCAACAGGAACTCCCCGCAGCGGCGACTGCGGAGGACCGCGACTACCCGGTCGAAATCGACGCCGCCCACGTCGGCCGCGTCCGCATCTTCTTTCACAAGCAGAAGGCCAAGCGCGGGAAATTTAGCCATTGGTTCTGGCTGGCGGTGCGGGCTGAACGCGTCTGAGACCCACCCGCGCGCCTAGTATTGGCACACTATTGCATATTTCTCGCAACCTATTTCATACTTCCTTCCCCATTGTCTACTTTTGGAGGGTGCTGAAATGCATGAAAAGATCCGAAAGCAGGGAGTGCTGGCCGCCCGCAACGGATTGACCTTATGGGATTGCCCATATTTCAAAGCGGAAGAGATGCCAGGGCACACCGGAGAAACACTCAGCAGCTGGAAGGCTAAGGTTGATGCTTGGGAGGCCGGCTGGATGAGCGCAAGGAAAGGGACAAGGCCCCCGCCACGTATCATGAGGTCCTTCCTGGAACGCAGAACGTAAGCCGGTCCTATCCAATGCGCCCCTTATGGGGCGCTTTTGTTTGGTACTCCTAGGCCAAACGTACGCCGCATCTGACAAAACCACGCCGCGTAAACTTTTTTGTTGACTAAGTAAACTTTTTTGTTTACACTGTCTTCACTGTCAACAAACAAAGGAGGTGCGGTGAAGCAAAGCGAGTTCAAACGGTGGCTCGCTTCCCAAGGGGTAACTTTCGAAGAGGGGTCCAACCACACGAAAGCCTACTACCAAGGGAAACAAACCACCCTTCCGAGACATCCCAGCAAAGAGCTGAAGGAAGGTACAAGGAAGAACATCCTGAAGCAATTAGGATTGAAATAAGGAGGGAGGCCCCGAAAGGGGCTTCCCAACTCGCTTAGCAACACCGCACAGCAAATTATATGGCTCGATATCCTGCATTTCTCGAACCCGAAGACGGGAGCTTTAACGTCACGTTCCGCGATATTCCGGAGGCTATTACGTGTGGGGATAGCCGTGAAGATGCCTTAGAAATGGCTGCTGGCGCCCTTCTAACCGCCATGGAGTTCTACTTTGAGGACCGCCGGCCCGTTCCTCTCCCGTCTGCCCCTCGCGAGGGGGAAGTTCTCATTCCTCTTCCGGCGAGCGTATGGGCAAAGGTTTTATTGCTCAATGAAATGCTGGCTCAACGGGTCACCCCCGCCGAGCTGGCGCGTCGGCTGAACACCCGACGTCAAGACATTACCCGCATCATCAACCTGGGCCACGCAACGAAGATCGACACTATTGAGGCCGCATTGCGCACCTTAGGCCGGGACCTGGAATTGTCCATTCGGTAAGGCCGATTGCAGCACAAGCCTACCAATCCGCCCAGTTCCTCAAGCCGGGAAGCATTGCCCAAACTTTGCTAACATTCCGTTCCTCAAGAACACTAAGAATAGGAGCTTCGAGTGTCAGAGAACAGCAGCCAAGGTCAGTCGGAGCGGCTTTCCACCAAGCTTGATGCCCAGCGTTTGGCTATTTCATTCCTGGCCAGTGCGATAGCCGAGTCCATGAGTGCCGAACAACGCACCACTCTTCAAGCTAGGCTCGAGCGCTGGGCTGAAGATGCCGAAATGCGCGGTGGCGAAGACTTGTACAGCGAAACTGCCGACTTGATGCGCTTGATGGCAGCACGAGTGAGCGAGACGCAGCCGCGCAAAGCGGCCTGAAACTAGTTAAGGTGCAATGCTAATCCCACGGATATAGCCCTGCAGGCCGTTCACTTGGTCAGCCCATCGAGCAGCGTCTTTTCCCACCTCTCCAAGTCTTCGTCCAAGGCTTTGAGCTCGGCCGAGACACTCTCCAAATAGGCCGATCCAGTCGGGGCCGACATCATCAGATCCGCTGCCGGCGTAGGGTGCCGCGGTTCCCCGGACGGCAAGCTGCTTGCGCAGCCCGTCAACACGAGCGAAAGCGGCATCGCGACTACGCTCAGCCAGGACCAATTTCGATTCGATTTGCTGCCTCGCCAGGACAGCACCACGGTATTTGGCATCAGCACGGTCTTTCTCCTCCTGCCAAGCGCGCTCGACGGCAACCTGCCGCCTTTCGATTTCTGTTTGCTTGGCCTCGGCGCCAGCGTGGTACTGACGGGCACCATACCAATGCCGCTCCAGCATCACGCCTGAAACCAACAGGGCACCAACTGCCAAAGCAAAGGCATAACCCTTCCAGCCGGCTAGCGACTTAATAGCGGCGACAATCACGGCGTGTTCAACCAGTCGGGCACGTTCGCAGGCGGAGGCGCAGGTGGAGCAAGAACCTCCTCAACTTTCTTAGCAGCGGTACTCGCCGACTTCGCAGCGGACCGAGCATGTGTCGCGGCCGTCTTCGCAGTGCTGGTAGCTGTCTTGGCTTGCTGAGAGGCCTTTTCCAACTTCCCCGTGTTTTCCCTCACCTGCTCCGCCGCTTCATCGAGCTTGCTCACAGCCGACGGTATCTTCTGTTCTACCAGTGAAATAAGTCGGTCGATCTTAGACGTCGACTGCAGCTTCTCGTATACGAGCCCGGCCCCAAAGCCCAAAGCGATCAAACACAGGAACAACGTCCATAGCTTGGTCATGCTCGCGATGTGGGAAAGCCGTTGGCGATTCCCAGCGCACCACCCCAGAATGCCAAATTTCATTTGCTCCGCTCCTTGAGAGCTGCAACCTCTGCGCGCAAGGAAGCAACCTCACTAATAAGATCCGCGTTCCTCTGGTTTGAAATCTCCAACTGGTACTTGACCAATTCAAACTGGGCCTTCATTTCCATAAGTTGGTCGGCTCGTTCCCGCTCTTGTTGAGCAATATCTTTCCAGTGGTCTCGTTCTTGCTGCAGCAAAGAAATTGTGTCCCGTGTGGACGTGCTGCTTCCAAGTGCAGCCTCCAGATTGCTCTTTAGAATTGGGACAATCCAGCGCCCCAAAATGGCAAGACCTCCAGCCCCCAAGACTCCATAGGCATACGTCTGCCAACTCTCCATTCCTACCCCGCGATGGTGCCGCCCGCACGCACGTAGGCGGAGCGCAAGCGATCTATCTTCTGCTCATGCTGGCCATAGCCAGCTCCCGGAAGGCTGGCCCAGATGTTGCTGACCTTGGCCACTGCCTCATCGAACCGGCCCGCCTTGATGTCCGCTAGCGCACGCCGCTCCTTAAGTTGCTGGATAGCGTAGCGATCTTGGGACAGCGGACCGAAGTCGGGCAGTCCCAACAGCGTGCGATACTGCTGCCAGTATCTGTATAGGATCTGGTATCGGCCAGCCGCAGTCGACGACAGCGTCGGACTCAACTTCACAAGTACATTAGGATGGTCGGCGTAGCCCGCAAACAGCTTCCCCCCCACCAACACGTCATACCCGTCATCCTTCGTTGGCTGGCGGCCGTCATCGGTTCCCTCGGACAGCGCCAACATATCGAGGAATGCCTGAACATTGCGGCCGCCCGCCTCTTCCTCGCTGATTCTCGTCATGATCAACTCCGCAGGGACGAAAAAAAGGCCGCGAAAGCGGCCACGAACGTACTGTTTTGGATCAGCTAACCTGCAGACGATTTCGAATATTCTCGAACATCTCTCGCTGTGTGGCATCGTCCGGATGCAGACCGTCAGGAGTGATATCAGTGCCGTCCATCTTGTCTTGAAGAGTAAGAGCGAACTGCGAAACAAAGCCACACCCAGTGCTAGCTGCCACATCGCGAATTACAGTGTCCACCGTCCGCATGGTGAAGCTGTAAGGGCTTCCGGCCCCTTCGTTCTGAGTAACCGCGTTGGCAGACAGTAGAGTGATCTCCGCATTAGGCGCAATCGTTCGGATGCTCGCAATGATCTGCACCAGCCGTTGATAAAGCCCGTACACGGAATTGTTTGTCGCCGTGATGCGATCGTTGGTGCCTAGCTGGACAAACACGTGGGTATCTTTGGCCTGAATGGAGCCCGTAAGAGGAACCGTGTTAATCCAGGAATACGTGGTAGATCCAATGATTCCGTCATTCGAAACCTTGATCTTTCGAGTGGCGCTCAAACCTTGCATTCGCCACAACAGAGAACCAACGTTCCTAATCCTCACCGTGTGAAGTGCACCATCAAGCGGAACGGCCTGCTTGTTATTGAACGAAGCCGACGGCGCATAACCGGAGAAAGTCAACGCCAACGTTCCGTCAACATAGACGTTAACGTTTCGGGTTTCGGGGGTTCCGGTCGAAGTCTTCGCATAGATGATCTCGAGCTCGTCAGCATTAGTTTGAAATTCGTATTCTGCTGGGTTGCCCGCGAGCGAGGGGTACATATCAAGGTACTTGCCCGTTTCGGATCCAGCTGCCGCCGTCACCTTCGACAAAACCGTAGCGGTGCTCAAGACCGTTCCATCCCCTTGCCGCCAGATCATGTTTGGCGCCTGCACGCCGAAGATGTCAATGACGTTCTTTGCCGTGGAATAGCCGCTGCCGGGCGCGTCCTGCACCATAGCCCCGTCACCGAACGTCCCGGTCATCCAGCGTCGCAACAGGTTCGCCCAGGTAGGCGAGGTTGCTGCGTCAAGAGTATTCCGAGGATCCGACAGCGTCCCGTTGCGTGGAGTGCTCGGCGAAAGACCCGACGCCCCAGAGCCCCAGGTGATAGAGTCGCCAACAAGCCGCAGGTTTACCGTGCGCAGCGGGTTCGTAAGGTCTCGACGAAGGCGCCCGAGAGCTTCGATTTGAACCTGATCCAGCGAGGTCTGAACATCATCTACTCGAGTATCCAGCGCGTCGACGCTGCTGATAGAAGCGGGCTGAATCGAGGACCAAACCCAAGCCGTTCCATTCCAAACATAGTCCCCGTTGTTGGACGCTGTCGCGTCGTTGGTTACGCGTCCAGTCGTGGGAACAGGCTGGGACGTATCCGCGTCCATCGCTGCTTTGGTCAGATAAGTCTTCAGGTTGGCCGCCGCAGACGCAGCTTCTAGGGCTTCGAGTCGGATAGTCGCCAGGTTGCTTACGTCGTTCCCTATCCGGTTGACGTTCGGCTCATTCGCCGCCCCATTCGCGAATTTCCCTAAAGTCCCAGCATCGGTGCTGGCATTCAGTAGTTCTTGGGCAGTGATGTATCCGGCCATTTTTTACTCTCAAAAAAAATGCCCCGCACTTGGCGGGGCAGCTGCTGAAGACATTGTCTAAGGATGGAAATCCAGGTCATTCTGGTAGTACCTGGCGTCGTAGTTGATAGCTGTTAAGGGAATCGTCCCGTCGTCGTTGGGCACGCCCTTTTCCGTCACCAGGAATGGTTGTGCCTGGCGCGGGCTTGATCCTTGCCCAATGATGTACCCAGTCGGGTTGTAGCCTTCACCTCGAAGAATGATCGGAGTTCGGGGCGATGAGGATAGAAGCGCCAGACGCGCACTACCGCCCGACTGCACTGGCATTGACTCTACCTGGCCATCACTGTTCTGCAGAAAGATCCTGAATGGCCCTCCTACGTCCCAGTCAAACGGCTGCGACAGCGTCACCAGCAACGGATTGGCTGGATCCACCGCAATGATCTCGCCATCTTGACTCCCTGCCCTCGTGTTATCCGCGCAGAGAATCCGCTCGCTTACCGTCAGCAGATTGGCCTCTGGCAACGCATCAAATTCCGTCACGACATCCTGGTACCGAATCTTGTTCCATTCACGATAGGCATGAATCTTCGCCTGGGCCTCAATGCGAACCCCAACCGACTCTATACGCTTAGCATTCACGGCCGACCGGTCCGCCGGCAGGTAGATCGTCTCAGCAGCGTCGTTCGCCGGGTTGATCCACTGATACTCAACGCCATCATTTTCAGCCGCACTGCCTTCCGTCCTTTGTTCGGAGCCGGGCAATTTATTGCGATGGTTGAACAGGATGGCGGAATCCTCCGTCTGTCTTTCAAAGAACAGCCGTATCACACTACCGCGGCGATACGCCCGACAATAGACCGCCTCAGCGATCATCGAGATCGTCTCTTCGAACGAAAGGTTGTCGCTATCAATTGTGTAGCTGAACTGCGCCACGTCGATGCCGAAGTACGCATTGATGTCGGCCGATGTCTGATAGAAGTTGTCGAAATCGATCTCGGAGGCCGGTCGATTTCCGATCTGAGGATCCAGGCATATAGCTGACAGAATGTCTGCCACATTACGCGTTGGATATAGCTCCGTCGTGAACGTCGATCCGGAGATTCGCTGAGGGAGCTTGCGCGTCACCAGTAAATTGAGCTTTCTTTCCTTGATCGCCAGTGCGCCATCCGTCGCAAAGGTCACAGATTGCACGGTTGTGACATCGCCAAAGTGCAGTTGATCCACCGAACTGCACGCATACAGATCGCGCCATTTAATCTCGTCAACGACCGAACCTTCGAAGTCGGTGTCTGAGTTCGTTAAACGTCGAGCACGGAACCTCCAGCGTGAACTTTCCGCTCCACCTAACAGGACGTCCAGGGTATCGGCACGCGTTGAGCGCGTGACAGCAGATCCACTAATCGTGCGATCGAAAACTGAAATAGCTCCTGTAGGAGTTCCGGAGCCGTCCAGACGTTGGGCTTCCATTCGGTAGGTTACGTCCCGCCGATACTGTTGGCGACCGTTGTCCTTGTATAGGCCGTTCAACGCCACCACGTTCGCAATAATCCGGGTGATTGGCCGGATCGCCTCCACAGTGAACCACCCGACCCATCTTTCCCCCGTCGTCGTGATCGTAGGATTCAGCACTGACGACTGGCCGCCGTAGTCGTCCTGCATCGTTGTCCAACCGGGATTTACGGCAGAAGGGTTGTTGAGCGTCAGAGTGCTTGATGTGACCGTGGTTACCACATACTGTCCAGACAGATCGAACTGAACCACATCAGACGGTCTCGTCAGTGTCGGCGTCCCGGTGACCTCAGTAGGTGCATTCCTAAATGCAGCCCACGCCGAAGAACTTTGCGACACATCGAGACGGATCCTCGTCACGTCGTCGATAGCAATGTAGGTCGAACTCAAAACACCGTAAACGCCCGTCACGTTGCTGGACGCAACATAAGGCAGGTCGGCATCACCGCCCGTCGTATCAGTCCACGTTACGTAGCCGTTCGACAGCGTGAGAATCTGACCAGACGACCATTGAGCAGCATGATTCCCTGCGAAATCCACTTCTCCCCAAGCTGGCGTCAAAGAGTTTTCGGACCTAAACGCCGCCCCAGCCGGAGGGGTATATGAGAACGTTCCTTGCGTCTGGACAGCGTTCTGGACCGATATGGTGTCGCCCGGGATAAACAGATCCGCGAAGTCCACATTGGCATCCTGGGATAAGATTTCGTTGGGGGATCGAAAAATCATCCCGCGACGGATCACGCTACCGACATCCTGCGGCTGCAACACCTGCCCATTAACGCTGTTCACTCGCTTGGCGGTTATGACAGGCAGATTGATGGCATTACCTATCCGAAGTTGGGGCGCGTCTCCGCTGTTCGGCGACGTGTTCGGCGCGTAGACTTCCACCGACGCACCAGCGATCTCCGAAATCAGGGTTGTATCGTCGCGAGCGTCAAGCACGTCGTATGCACCCCGACCAATGCACATGTATGCGATCTCCTTCTCCACATGGTTCTCGAAGACTTTGTAGGGAGGCGCCAGAAGGTCTGCAGTAGATCGAACTGTCCCATATATGTCTGGGACTCGGCCATTCACCCGCGCTTTGTTTGTCCTTTCAGAGAGACCGTTGTTGGGAGATTCCTGCTGGACATTCCTAGCTGTCGCATTAGGGGGTTCTTGGGCAAAAATCGAACCCAGGATCATTGAGGCTGTCGACGAGGCCAAGGCGACGGCCAAAGCGGTCCAGAATCCGACCTCGCCAGGGCTCACTTCCACCACGAATGGACCTGGCAAAGAACGAAGAGAAGCGATTTCTTCGGGGGACTTAGGTGTCACGGCCTTGCCAGTAGCCATGTCAGTAATTCGACTGCCGGCCGGAAATCTGGGGCCGAGCTCCGAACTGAGAAACGACAGCAGATCGTTGACATAGTAGGTCTGCTTTTCGCTATCCGGCGCTCGGAACAGATGGACGACGATCACAGGTAGAACCTCATATTCTTGTACATCGACGTGAATGCATCTACGGGTAAGAACTGGCAGCCTGCTTCATTGATATGAAGTAGACGGCGCCTGTAGCACACCCCCATATGAGTCTTTCCGTCCAATGTGTCCATCAAAGTTATCGATGGTTGCTCCGTAGGCTCGGAGTGTTTCCTAAAGCCACGGAATAGCTCAGCCAGACATTGATCCTCAATCGCCGCTTCTCGCACGCCTTGAAGCCTACGGTCTCCAGTCAAGTGGGCCCAGCACTCGCCAGCAAAATGCAGGCAGTTATAGGTCTTACGGTCGAATTCCCTCGAGAGCAATGTGTCAATGCTCACAAGAACCCCAGCAACATTGGAAACACGTCGGACCGGTACAGAATTCCGGTTTTGTTGGCATTGGCTTCTGGTGCCATCGCATTGAACTTCGCACCGTCTTCGCTGCGAGCTATCTGCCTTGCCTGCAACGACACGGGCCCGAACATGGGTGACTCTAGATTGTCAGTGCGGTAAGCCCGGTACTTCACAACTGGCGGATTTGTTCGCAAGGTCCCAGCGGTGCGAGCACGTTGGATCTCATCGGGGAGAATCTCACCGAGATCACCGAGAATCACGGTCAGGCCAAAATCCAGATTGGCCCTTTCCTCGAGTGGCTTCAAACGCATAGGGACGTACTGAAAGAAGACCTGTTCACCAGTCTCCAGCCGCGCGTAGAAGCCCTCCCGATAGTGAGACTGCAACCTCCAAATCTGCGAAAAGCTCGGCTGACTTATCTCAAGCGTTTGCAGTTCTGAAGCGCTCTGGGGCGCTCCGAAAAAGAAGTCGACATAGTCCTCCGCTTGGTCAGGCATGGGGGAGGTCCTCGTTAACCAGCTTGGCCAGAAGATTCAAGATTTCGCGAGCCGCGGGGATGCTTCCATAGATGGCGAGCATCATGACCAAAGATGCCCAATAGTCCAGGTCGATATCGTCGAACTCTAGTTTCGACAGCACTTCCAAAGATGCGGCCACGGTGAAAACCGATGCGGTCTTAGAGACCAAACGAACGCTCCTTGGCACGAAATTTGCCTCGTACTCGACTAGTTCGTGAGACTCCAGAGGTAGATCAATCAAAAACGGCACGCCACCAGACCGACGCTGATTCCGCACGAAACCCATAAAGGCTGAGTATTCTTCGCCTTGCAGCACCCAAGTGGCCGTCACTGTGTCCGAGTTTGCCATCACGCCAGCCCGGTACCGCCCAGACCCGCCGTCCAATTGGACACGCAGAGTTCCGTCTCCGAAATCGGCGGCATACCCAGCCTGCGCAGGGCAGAATGGCATTTTGAATTTTTCGTTTGCCATATCTACCTGCGACGTTCTGCAGTCGTGCTGCGCGCTAGTTGACGCGACGACCGACTGCTAGGGTTGGCGATCTCGCGCTGCATGACAGCGGGTGTATCGGTCGCTACAACCTGGCGCGCAATCATATACATCTCATTCTGGCGAGCCTCGACAACCTCTATGTCCACCCCTCGGGTTTCAATGGTTAGATTCATGCCGCCCGCTCCCATGCTGGGAGGTCCGACTTCGCCGCCCACGTAGCCGCCTTCAGCGTAACCATTCAGGCGGTCTAGAAATCCACGGCCAAGTCGTTTCGTTGCGTCAGCGTTGATCACGTACTCCCCACGGTGCACAACGCCAGCGAGGTCGTACTTGCCACCAGCGCCCGTGTATCCGCCATCTGCAAGGAACATCAAGCCATCACCCGCGCCAGCGACGTCCGCCGCGGTAGCTGAGCCAAGGCCGCCGCTAAACCCGGCCGATACCCCTTTGAACAGCGCACCGAAGATTCCGCCAATACCACCACCAGAGTCAAAGTCTCCAAACAGTTTCTTTGCAATCTGAGCCGCGAGAGCGTCAGCAGCCATCTTCTGCAGCATCTGGAGGAAGGCTGTACCGATGTTCTTGAAATTGCCCTGCATGATCTCGTACAGGCCATCTCCAAGAGAGTTCTGGATTCCCCTGGCCGCCTCCTTGGCGAACTCCCCCATTGCTCCTGTGTCTTTCTCGAACTCCTGATTCAAGCGATCAACCGCGTCCGCAAACTGGTCGGCGTTCACCCAGCCTTTCTCAAGGGCGTCAGACAGTAGGGTGAGCTGCGCTATGTATTGGTCGGTCTTGGCCTTCTCCGGGTACAGGCTGTCCATGAGCTTGGCGAACTCATCAGCCTGCTTCCTGGATTCCTCATATGCCTGGGCTTGCTCCTTTATCAGGTCTAGGACCTGCGCAGATGCCAACGCCTCGTCCCGCTGCCTCTCGGTCCGGAACGTCACGCTCCCTATGCTGATTTGTGCCAGGAGCTTTTCGTACTCAGTTTCCTTACCAATCAAAGCGATGCGTTGGTTCATCTGGTCGATCAGCTTTTGGCCCTGATCAACCCGCTCCTTCGCTTGCCGGCTTGAGCCACCGCCGGATCCTTGCACCCTGATAGGCGCCAGGGTTGGAGCGTCTGCTCCAGTCTCACCGGCTCCCATGTAGGCCGCGAATACATCGCGCTCCTGCGCGTTGGCCTTCCTGTCCGAAAAATCGATCCTGTTCTGCAGCTGACGACGCCGAGCCGCGATATCGATACCCTGATTCTGTTCCTCTCCGGCTAGCACTCGCCTCTCAAAGGCGTCAAGCTCTTCTAGCTCCTTGCGGTACTTGGCAGCATTCTCCGCATGGCTATTGAAGGGGTTCATCAAGCCATAGGTAGCCAGCGCGTCGGTAAAGCTTCCCGCAGCCCGCATCCCTTCGGCGAAATCGCCCGCCATGGTGACCAGCGAACGGGAGATTTCGGCCAGCCAGCCAACAAAATCCGCGAATGCCTGCTTCGCCTCCGGGGAGCCGAGAACATCCGTCAGATCATTGATGCTTGCCGTCAGTCCACTGACGCTACCGTCATCCCCGGTCATCAGATCGTCAATCTGGTTCTGAAGCGCTTCGAGTGCACCGCCGAGGGTGCCCCGAGCCGCCTCAGCAGCGCCACCGTAAGCCGACTCCAGGGCGCTGAGGATGATCCCTTGGGCCTCTGCCGTCTTACCGGTCTTTTCCAGCTGTTCAACCAGCTTCTTCTGATCCTCAGTGAAGCGGAAGCCCTGCTTCGACAGTGCAGTCAATCCTTGGCTCGGAACATCCAGCGCCTTGCCGATTGTCTCGGCCGACTGTTCGACAGAGGTCCCGAGGCGGGCAGACATGTCGATGACGGCCTGCATAGCCCGAGGGAACTCTTCACCCACCACCCCTGTATAGGAGAGCAGCCGAGTCTGAGCCTGATTGATATCGCCCTCGCTGAACACACTGGCGTTGGAAAGTCCCGTCGCCATCTTGTTCAGTTGGTCAAGCGAATACCCTGCCGCCTGCCCCGTCGACCTCAGGACCGCCGCCAGTTGGGCTTGCTCGCTCTGGGCGTTCTTCGTCTCCTGAATGAACTTGCTGAAGACGGAGCCAACGCCAATGCCCAGAACGGCGCCGGAAAGCAAACCGGCAAACGCCCTATTGATACCGTCTGCCGCCGCCTGAGCTTGGCGCTCAATCTCCTTGAAGTTCTTTTGGGCCGCTCGGGACGCCCGCTGAGCGTCGGTTTCGAACGAACCGGTCTTCATCAGGAGGTCGACGACAATACTTCCTGCCGTTGCCATTACCTATCTCCCGGGCCAAAGCCCAAAGCCTTCATCGTTCTGAGGTCCGCATCTGTAGAATCGGTGACCAGAGGTCGGGCGAGCCATTCGGTCTTGTCGTTGATATCGCCAGCAGACGACATGGCTTGGGCAATCAACGCCGCCGGCCGGTAGTGAAGGTGCATGGGGTCGAATGGGAACCGCTCATAGAAATGCCGCCAGCGCTCGAATTCACGCTGAGACATGCTCCGTTGAAGCTCTGCAACCGTTCTCCCACCGAGGCTCAACGCCAAGGTGAACCACAGCCATTCTTCACTTCCGGCCTCTATGCGTTTTTTTCGCCTTCACCCTCTTTCTTGACGCCGTTTACCTCCATCACCTTCGCGAAGATCGCCTGCATGACTTCGGGCTTGAGTTCGCACGCGCGCTCGAGAGTGATCGCCTCGGAGCCGTCAGCCTCGCAAAGACTGGCGGAAATCAGGATCGCCATCCCGACTGCCTTTTCCTTCAGGTCCTTGGACCGAATCGCCAGGGCATACTGGGCGAAGGCCGCGCCGGAATACTCCTTGAAGTAAAGCCGGTGCTTCTTCCCGTCGGACAGCTCTACGTCATGGGGATGAACGGCGCCAGACACAAAGAAAGATGAGTCCACCATGCTTAAGCCTTCCAGGTCGGAATCACGCGCCCCGAACGCTGCAACGTCAGGGTGCCCTTCACCACGTCATTCGACGCGATATCGATGTTCACGTCTGCGATGTAGGCATAGAACATGAAGGACGTGCGGTCGACAGGCGGCTGGATGCTGTCCGCCGAGTTGAGCGTCGGCGCAGCAGTGCCGTCCGACAGGCAGGCGATCCATTCCAGGGTGTCGCCTTCATCCTTCAGGGCAAACAGTTCCTGATGGCTGACAGCCGTCGGCTTCAGGATGAACGGCACCGAGACCTGGCCCGGGTTGCCAAGTCCGCGGACAAAACTGCGGTCCACGGTTTCGCTCAGGCAGGTGTCATCGATCTGATCGGCAGGACCGCCCAACCCGCTAATGCCGGTGGGGCATTCCATCAAGACGAGGGTCGCGCCGCCAGAGTCCACCATACGCAGGTAGAGGGCGGTGCCTTGGCTCTTAACGCTTCCATTGCTCATTGCTGGCTCCAAAACAAAAAGCCCGCTCAAGGCGGGCTGTGTGAAAGTAGGTGGGGATTTATCGGCTGGAGTTGATGAAATCGGCCTGCAGGCCAATGCGGTACAGCTTGGTATCGGGATCGCGATGGTTGATGACCAAACGATTCGAGAATCCGGCAGCGTCGATCGCATCGCGCACGGCCGCGGCCAGCGTCTCAACCTGGGTGTCATCCATTGACCAACAATCGACCTGCACGCTGTCAAAGTCGCCACAGGGAAGGCCGCTGATCTGGTCGTAAGGCTGGCCGGTAACTTCAAACCACGTGACGTACGGCTTCGCCGTATCCTGCGGTGCGGCGCCGTGCCGGAAGATTCGAACTGGAGTCCCGCCGACAATGGCAAGCACTGCTGGCGTCTTTAGGACGGGGAATACCTTGGGCAGCATGGCTTACCTAGTTCCCTTCTTAGCCAAATCGGCCACAGCCTTGTCTATCCGCTTCTTCAAGTCTTCAGTGATAACGTTGATTGCGCGTTCGCCGTGCTGAATAACCGCCGGGCGCAGCCAAGGTCGCGCAGGTTGATGCTCAGATCCGTATTCCATCAACTGTGCTGACTTGCGAACCGTCGGAATCCCGCCGGTAGTTTCGGGCTTTCGCCCCGGGTAAGCTTTGCGGCGAACCCGCACCAAGTAGCGCTCCCCCTTTCCATCCGTCGGCGGCTTCCCGCGACTAGAGATCACGTTCTGAAGCAAGAGACCTGTTGATTCGTCACCGTTCTCCGCAATCGCCGCTCGTAGATTCTGGCGCGCGGCGTCACGGATCAGCCGTGCGCCCTTGGCTAACGCCAACTTCACAGGGCCGCCACGCTTCGATACGACTTCCGGCGGAAGGCTTTTCAGCAGATCCAGCACACCGTCGACCCCTGAGAGCTGAACCTCAACTTTCACTTCATCCTCACGAACGCGTAGCTGCGGATGCCTTCACGCCCAAGCTCGGTCTCCGCATCGTTGTGCTCCATGCATGCGAATCCTTGCGCCTTCATCCAGTCCACCAGGCCACGATGGCTGAAGTACCAGATATGCTCACCCGGCTTGTAATGGCGGCTGCCAGGCACGCTATCGCCTTCTTCGAAGATGGGGATAGCGATGAACGCCCATTCACGGACCTGAGCCAGTAACGCAGCAGGATCCGGGATGTGTTCCAAGCTGTCCCAGCACGTGATCGCGTCAACCGGCCGCAAATAGGGATCGCAGAACGCCTCTCGCTGCCGCAGCCATTCGTTGGCCTCGGCATTGACGTCGTAGCCCTGTGCCGCGGCGTACTCGACAAACCGACCACCACCGATCCCAATATCTACGACCTGGCCGGCATAGTGCCGACGAACCAGCGCCAGACGCGCTTCGGTCAGCAGCTCACCCATCGGCGAGGCGTCACGCTGGCGGAATTCCTCCCAGTAGCTCGTCGTGTAGTCCATGGCGGGGCGGGGATGAAACCCCATGCCCCGCTCAGGCCACCAGATCAGGGAGTCTTCGTAGCCAGTCGGCAAAGTCACTCGCATGGTTCTTGATTCGCTTGTCGCAGTTGTGCTGTTTATGCCGGCAACGGCAAAAGTTATCCGGGACCGCGAACCGAATTCGGCTCAGGTCCATGAATTTCTCGTCTGTAATCAATTCCGGGGCGTTGAAACCGCCCTGCCCACCGCATATCACCCAAGCGGGGACCTTCATTGCTATGGCGGCCGGCAAGATCCAGCCAATGCCGCCAATCACGGCTGCAGCATTCCGCACCAGCGCCAATAGCTGCCGGACGTTGAACTCCCCCGCGTGGTACGTCTCGTCGGCTGGCGGGAGCCTCCCCACAGCCCACTCCTTGCCCGGCTCCAGGTCAGCCACCGAAATCACCCGGTAACCATCCGCCCTAGCCAACTCTGCCGCCTCAGCGACGTACATGGTCAGGGGGTTGCGCGCTTCCGCTACCCACTCTGCCCGCACCGTCGCAGGCCGGACCACGATGTACCGCCCCGAAATAGGCGAAGGTCCGAAATCCGGCAGATCGAACGACCCAGGCGCCACGCCGAAGCATCGACGCATCCCGGTCACAATCCCCGCCGTGCCGTACTGCACCGTTACTACCGACTCCCGGGGCGGCTTCTCCCAACGAGATTCCTGCTGCAACGCCATGTTCTTGGCTTGCGTCCGTAGCGGCGTCTCGGCTTTGACGAATTTCACCCCCGGAAGGTCTTCGTACAGCTCCGGCCAGGGAGTTTCCAGGTACACCGGCCCCTGCAACCGCTTCACGAAGGCCCGCTGGTAGATGTTGTCCCCCAGACCCTTCATGCCCCGTACTATCAAACCGCCTCCATGGGGAAGCAGTCCAGCGCCGACCCAGGCGTACAGTTCACAACCTCAACGCCTGCGTTGGCTCGCGCCCAGTCCCGGAACTGCTGCAGGTGTACCGCTCGCCGATGAGGCTTCGTGTTGACCAGGCCGTTCGTGTACTCACCAAAGTAATGCGATCCGTGCATGTCGAATCCGTACAGCCGGATCCTGGCAGCGCCCAGATTCACCGCCACCTGCAGCGCCAGGACTCCACTAGCCCATTGCGTATTGCCTGGGCGGCACCGCTCAACCCCGGGTAACTCACTGCTCGAAAACCTGCGCCCTGCAAAATTCATCGCCTCGGGGTAAGCACGCCACCAAGCTCGGTCGTTCGCAGCCAGGAAGTCAGCCCATGGGGCCAGCTCAAACACATTGCTGACCACCCCGACGCGCTCTCCGCGCATGGATTCGGCCAGGTCACGGCTCATGCTCGGACCCGGCGCCAGCAACACAAACTCCAACTTAGCCCTCGTTTACCCCGGCCGCGACCGGAAGGGTGATGTACTCCAGCCCGCTATCCTTGTCGGCAAGCACGCCGCGAATGTTGTAGACCGTGCCACGATGGATGATGCGATCCGTAGCCTGAATGTCTCGGGTGCGGATCGTGATGCGCGCCGTCACCTCCGACTGCCCTGCGGCCGACTGCACAAACTCCCGAGCGGACAGCGGCTCTACGGCCGCCCAGACCTTGGCAACTTCCGTCCACGTCTCACCAATCGCGCCAGTATCCGGGTCTTGAGTACGCGTTATGCGCTCAATCGAGACGCGATGGCGAAGCTTCCCTGAATCGAGCATCACACCACCGTCGGCTTGCGCAGGCTATAGATCAACGCGGTTGCCGCCTTAGGCAGCGCATATCCGTATCCCCACTGATCGCCGACCGCGAATTCCTGCGATCCATCGCGCTCACGGTACAGATAGGCCACGGTCAGGATGGTGGCTTGCTGTACCCGGGCAGGGACACCCACCGGGTCACCGCTCGAGTCGATCGGCACCTCTCCAGACGAATCCGTAAACGTAGCGCCGTACTCACCCAGGTAGTCCATCACGGCCTCACTGGCGGCTTCGATCTTCAGTTCCAGATCAGCGTCGTCAGCATCCGTATCCGAACGGATGTTGTCCCGGCATTGCTGCAATGTGACGAGCTTCATAGATTCACCGGAGCCGTCTTGTCGATGCCGTTACGCCCATCCTTGCCGTCGCGGCCCTTCTTGACCGCCAAACGCCACCCACTTTCGGCGCTGTCAGGCTTCGCGCCGGTTTCCTTTTGTGCTATCCAGTAGGATCCGCCCCAGGTCACGGCGTCGCCGGGGGTGTAGACGTGACCTTCCTTAAAGACGCCGCAATCCACAACTACCGGCATCGTCAAATCGAACTGCTTGGTGACGTCTCCCCGGACCAGCTTGAAGGTGACAGTTTTGGCCCCGTCAAACTCGACTTCAAGGTCGTCAAAGCCAACGCCGTCTCGCCCGTCCTTGCCATCCTTCGGCATGGGCATCTTGTCTATGGCCTTCTGCAACGTGTCATAAGCGCGGCGCTCGAACTCCAACGCCCACTTGGCGATCTGAGCCTCAAGCACCGGAGCCACGTCCTCAGCGGTTATAGACTTCCCATCGGCAGGCCTAGGCATTTTCGCCACCAGATCCGCCAGGTGTTCCCGCAGCGCATCCATATCCGCAGGCGTGCCGTCCTTCGGCGTCGGGATCGCCTCAACAGCCTTGGCGACGAGTGCCTCGACCTCAGCCATATCGACATCTCGGCCGTCTTTTGCCTTCGGGATAGCGTCGACCGCCGCCTGAACAGCGGCTCCAATCTCTGCGGCAAAATCGGGCTTCTCGGCCAATTTCTCCTTCAGCCGGGCGATCTCTTTCTGCAGCGGCTCGACGGCCTGGCGAATGGCCTCACCCATCGCTTGGCCGAACTTCTCGGGGTCAAACATGGACGGCCTCCGGTTGTGCGGCTTTGCGCATAGCTTCTATCGCCTTCTGCGTCGCAATGATGGATTTCGCCTCCAAGATCAACGACTTGTCTTCGTCTGAAACGTCCGCTGGCTCCGGGACAGGGGCAGACGCCGGGGAAGGCTGAACAATCTTGTTCTGTCGCACCTGGTCCAGCGGGAAGTCCTGCTGTTGCATGTAAACGGTGTCGCCGCCTTCCAAGGGAGGCAGATTGACCTGCTTTCGGCCCTCGTTCGGAGCGATGATCCCGGCGTCCACGCCGATCTTCAGCGCCTCCATCTGCGTCTTGGTATCCATACGCATCAGACCTTCAAGATCCAGTTCGACGCCATTGGTCACGCCGTCCAGGCCCAACCCGTCATCTAAGCATGCTTCCATCTCTTCGATGGGAGATTGCAGGCAACCGGAGTAATAGCCCCGATCCATCGCCTCAATGTTGTTGTAGCCAGGGGCTGAGCCTACGCCGACCTTGTAGCCAGGCACATGAAACACGGAGCAGATACGCTCATCTGACCAACGCAGCGTTTCAATGAGTTGGGAGTCCACTGCGCTATGGCTTAGCGGTTCGAACTTCATGCCGTCACCGATGACCGCGACCTTCCCGGCATTGACACCGGAGTAGTTCGAATGCCATTGGTCCTTGATCATCTTCGCGTTCTCGGGCGAAATGTTTCCTGGCGCCACGAGGATTCCACCCGGGTTTGCGCTGTTGTTAAAGAAGCGAAGGGTGTTGTTCTGAATCTTGATCCCAACGCCTGCCGCTATAGCAGCCGCAAAAAGGGGCGAAATACCCACCAGAGGGTGATAGAGACAATTCATCCTGTCGTGGATGATTTCGCTAGCCGGAACCGTTATTCCAAGTTCTTCAACGCCCGCCAAGTTGTCCTGGCTGAGTTGGTAGTAGACCGAACCATCGTCACCCACTAACGGAGTGACGCGGCTTGGGTCCAGCACGTATAGGCTACGAACAACACCACGGGCGTCTCGCTCTTTGAGGGCATACGTGTTGCCGTGGCGGAGCTTTGACATCACCCACCACTGTTTGAACTGGATGTGGTTCTGAAAGTGATTGGGATGGCGAAGCACTGGCCAGAATGGCGAATTTCCGTCGTTCTCGGTCCAAATTCCGTTTGCATCTTTCCTTACCAAGCGCGCTCGGAGTTTCCCGATGTCGTTCGAGATAAGTGTGATGCAGGCATAGACAATAGGCGAGCTGAGACAGTCTTCCGGCTTGACCTCAACATTGTTCTGCCACGCGCCCGGGAAGATCTCACTGATCCAGGGCATCAGACCGGAGAAGCGGCTACCCCAATTCCAACCTGAAGAGACGGGCTGGAGTTGCTTCTCGGCGCGCTGAATCTGGAGACCGAACAGCTTCATTCTGCAGCCTCGGACTTAGCCTTTCGCGGACGACCACGACGCTTGCTGCCGCTGTCGCTGCCCGCGATATCGGCCACTGGCCCAACTTGAGCGCTCACCAAGCCGCCCTGCCCCGCAGTGAGATCCCGGGTCAAGTATTGCGCGCGCCCGATGAAAACCATTGCCCGAGCGTGGCTAGGACTCAGCGCCTTGACGCTACCATCCTTCATCTGGATCTCGACTTTCATAGTTTTCCCTATGCTGTCTATGTGGAAGGGGCCTGCCCTAAGACAGGCCCCTTGGGCCTAGACGCTTAGGCAGCGCCCCAGTTCACGCCCGTGAGGTACGCGAAAGACGACTCGCGGCGGCGCTTCCAGTTCGCGAAGCGATGCATGCGGAATGCAGTGCTGTCGGTCTGGAACATCGACACCAGCGACGTCGCGGTTGCGGTGGCGCTGTTGTTGGTGGGGTTGTCCAGCATCTGGATCGATGCCTGGTTCGACATGTCCACCGTCGCTTGGCCGTCGTCGGCGTACCAAAGGTCAGCGGCATTGATCATCGCAACCACACCGCCCGACGAATCGTAGGGAACGTAGCCCGATGTGATAACCGGCACGCCACCCAGATCGCCGCCGTTTCGGCTGACGTTGGGGAATTCGCGCTGGCCCAGCGGGTTGTACATGTTGCCCAGACCTGCTGCCGTTTTGGGGTGCATCAGGTAGACCATCGTGGTCAGAGGGTTGTTGGCGTCGTCGGCTTCCGCCTGCAGGGCCAGGAGGTCCTTGCGAACGGCATCAGCATCGGTGCCGCTGGAAACGATCGGCGTCAAGCCGTACAGAATGCCCGGAGGCGAGACATTGGCCAGGCCAGCGAAGGTCGGGTCGATGAAGTCGGCGTTCATGCGCTCGGCGCCGGCTTCCACCAAGCCATCACGAATCAGAACTTCTATGGCGGGATCCGAGAAACGAATCATTTCGTCCGTAGCGACGGAGATGCCGGCGACCTTGAACCATCCGAAGTAGACGTCATTGAAGTCGAACTTCGTAACCGGCTTCGGGGCGCCCTGGCCGACCCAGTAGCCAACGCCACCGGAAGTCTGACCCTTGATATGGACGTTGAACGGAATGCGCTTAGCGGCGGGGATGTTGCCCAGACCGAACTGTCCCAGGATAGTCCGCGGCCGCAGGAACTCGACGAAATCCTGGGAATAGGTGTTGTAGGCGAGCAGCGGTCCAGCCCAGGTCGAATCACCCGTCGTGGCCGCCGCGACGTTCGCCTTCAGCACGGATTCGAGCGAACGGCCGCCCAGACCCTTCAGTACCTGCGCTACGGGAGACTTCTCGCCATAGTGATCGGCCGCCAGTTGCGCCGCCATGCCGACGTTGTTCTTGGCCGCGTACATGCACAGAGCGTGGCGGGCGAACATGAGGCCCGGCTCTTCCTTCATCTTGATCGCCTTCGAGACGACGGCCGGGGCACGGGAAGCGGTAGCTTCATCGTCGCTGTCGCCCTTGACTTGGGTGAAGGTCATGCTCTTTTCCATGCCTTCCAGGCGTTCGATGTGCTTCTTGATGTCACCAACGGCCGACTCATGGCTGTCGAACTCTTCGGCTTCCTCGGCATTCAGCGTCCGGCCTTCGTCGGTTGCCTTGCCCATGATCTCCTGCATGGACTTTTCGGTTTCAGCCAGCTTTGCGCGGGCATTCGCCAGTTGGTCTTTGATGTTCATTCCCTTCTCCTTGGTCGGGGCATAAAAAAACCCGCCAGTGGCGGGCTGTTTCTTGGTTCCCGAGACGCCGGGAGATACGGGCTTGCGCCCTTCTTCTTCATCGCCTTGCGCTTCAATGCCGGACGCGGCGCGCAAAGCGGTGTCGATACTTTTAATGCTGTGAATGGAGGCGGACGCATTGGCGGGGATCGTCACGAGGCTCAGCTCGAAGATCTCCGTTTCCGAAAAGCGCACGCCGCCGTTCTCGATAAAGCTGTATTCGATGGCGCGGAACCCGATGGAGACGCCGCGGACAAGCTTTGCCTTCACCGACTGCCAGGCCATGTCGACCAGATCCTTCAGCGCGCCAGGCTCGTCGATGATCGGGAGGGTCGCGGTGAAGGGAATGCCTGTCTTGGTTGGCTTGCCGAACTTGGCCGTGCCGACCGGCTTGTCATGCTGGTGCTGCCACAAGAGCGGCAATTCAGCGGCGAACTTCGCGCCCATCGGCTCTACCACGTCACCAACTCGGTCAGGCTCCGGAGTAGTGGCGATGCCGGTAATCTCGCGCTTCGATTCGTCCAGCGCCTTGATTTCCAAGAGGCTGTATGCGCGGTTATTGAGCTTGTCAGGCATGCAGGCCTCCCAATGCAAAAAGCCCGCTCGGGGCGGGCTTGGTTGTGTAGGTCATCGTCAGACGAAGAAAACGCTGTACGTCTTTTGCTTCAAAACGCCGGTACTGGCGGCACCGATTGCCATGGCCAGAGCCACAGCGGCGTCAATCTTGTTGATGGATCGGGTCTTGGCCAACCAGTGGTTGCCCCATTTGTCCTCTTCGGTCACTGCGGACATCATTGCGGAGATCAGGACCGGGTTCTTTCGGAGCCTGATCCGACCCTCCAGCAGAGCGTCTTCCAGCAGTCGAACTGATCCAGGCATCCACAGCCCCTCAGGCGTTTCCTGATTGGCCTTGGCTGCCTCGACCATTGCTTCGTTGGGCTTACCCTTCTTCAACCCCCCTTGGGGGTGTTCGATGAATTCCAGGCTCAGGCCAATTTCTGCGACGTCTTCCTCGAAGCGCTTGAACGCAAAGCGGTCGTACGCCACCAGTTGCACGTCGTACCGCTCAGCGTATTCCGCGAGCGTCTGTGCGACGTGCCGGTAATTAATGCTCTCACCTGGCGGCGCGTGGATGAACCCTTGCTGCTTCCACACCGTATAGGGGATCTTGTCCCGCAACTCGCGGGCCGCAATCGTGTCTCCCGGCGTCCAGGCTTCAATCCAGGCGTCAAACATCGGTTTGTTCTGAGCGTTCACCCCTGTCTGCGTCACCGCCGCTAGAGCGGTAATGTCGCGGTTCTGGGACAAATCCAGACCAACCCAAACCTGTTCACCTGCATGGACCTTCGGGTCAAACTCAACCAGCGCCGGATCCAATGTGGCCCGGGTCATCCACGCCGTCTCGGCATCCGTCCAGATGCAGAAATGTAGGCGGAGGATCCCGTTCAACTGACCCGGGATCGACTTGGCCTGCGCGACAACATCAGCCAAATACGTCTCGGTGATCGTCACCCCCAGCAGCGGGTTCGCCTTCACCCAGCACGTCGGGTCCGTCAGAGGGTCGTCGCCCTCATCCAGCGCACACACGTAGCTGAACGTGTTGTCGTCCAGGGCCTCACCCACAAACACAGGGTCATTCACCGCCTCGGTGTGCCCTGCCGCCACCTTTACCGCATGTTCATGCTCTTCCCAAGCCACCGAGTTCCGATCCGATCCGCTGTTCGTGATCATGAACAGCAACGGCTGACGTCGGAACTTAAAGCCCCGCTCCAGCATTTCGATGATCTTGCGGTCCGGCAACTCGTGGACCTCATCGGCCAGCACGAAGTACGGGCGCGGCCCCGATCCAGTCTTGCCGGTATCCCGCGACACCGGCCGGAAAAAGCTCGTATTCCGGTGGTAGGCGATGTTGTATTCACGCCCTTCACCACCCGAGAACTCCAGACGCTTCTTCAGGCTGGGCGACGCCTTCACCATCTTCACGGCGTCGGCAAACAGAATGCCGGCCTGCTCTTTCTTCGCCGCGGCGGCGTAAATCTGGGCGCCCGCCTCACCGTCAGCGGTCAGGCCAAGCAATCCAATCCCACCAGCCAACGGCGACTTACCGTTGCCTTTCCCCTGCACGATGTAGGCTCGACGGAAACGCCTCGTCCCATCAGCCCGTTTCCAACCGAAAAGCGACCCGACGATGAACGCCTGGCTGGGGTGAAGCTCGAAATCCTTGCCTTCGAACTGACCTTCTGACAGCTTCAGCACGCCCTCGAAGAAATCGAATGCGTACTCGGCGGCAGCGTGGTCGAAATACAACCCGCGCTCTCCGCCCTTCTCCAGATCCAGCAAATGCCGCTTGCAGCTGTTGCGCACATGGGGACCGGCTACGATCACCCCGGCGACTACAGCCTCCGCGTACTCCTTAGTGCGGTCGGCCAAAGAACTTGTCAGCGGGGTCTTCGTCTTCGCCGTCGCCATGGTTCACTTTGGTCTCGTCAACAGGAGTCGCGCCCAGCTTCGACAAAATCGAGCTAAGCGCCTGCGTTGCCGAAACTCCAAAATCGGCGTCGTCCATCCGCGCCGTCCAAATGCAGGCCAGGCGCAAAAGCGGTCGGTGGGAACTGTTCAACCAAGGCAGTTCAGCGCGGTATTCCTCCCACGCCACTTTCTGCTCGTCGGTCATCTTCAGGTAGGGTTCGCCAAGTGGGCGGGTTCCCTTCGGAGCCTTCCGATCCTTGAACCGTTGCGGGTCATGGACAGCGGCGCCGGAGACCTCCGCCTTGCTGGCCGGGAGCCTCGGTCGAGCCATTTGTTACCTCGTCTTTTGAATTGCGGATGCGAAAAGGAAGGGGAGCGGCCGGTCTTGGTTTATGAGCCCGTCCCCGATTTTGGCTTCCCCCCCCGGGGTTTACGGCTGCCCCTGCGCGTCCCCGTAGAGCGCCCTGAGAAATGGATCGTCCTTATGATCCATTGCCCACTTCTGGAACAGCCCTCGGGTTGAGTTGCACTGAGCGCAGGATGGCAATAGATTGCTTGGTTCGTTGTTGGTCTTCACACCGTCGAGATGGTCAACCACCAGCTTCTCCTTGCCCTTCCCGCGCCATACAACCTTATGGCCGCACCAACGACATGCGTGCGGCCCTTCACCAATCGCAGCAAACAGCACAGCCCTATGCTCGTACAGCACACCGGAGGCCGGGGCTATGTAGTGAGTCGGATCGTAGATAACCCGGTAGCCATGCGATGTCAGTGCCACACGCCCGTAAGCAGGAGACCGAAAGTCCCCATTCCGACGGCGCCTGCAGTAGTGCATCTCACACAGGCTTCCGTTGATAGTCCTGGCATCGTTACCACAGCCATCAACCGAGCACTTGGTCTGCACGTTTGGCTTCCTCGCGGGAAGATCCAACGTTCCATAAGTCCTGACACGCTGATAGTGGGCACCACACAACCCTTTAGACCGGGCGCCCCGTTCACATCCCGGCGCACTGCAGTTCAGGGTTTTGCTCTCAGCCGCGTACATTGCTTGCAGTTCAGTCCTCGATGGGGTAACCGTCTGTCCCGATTTGGACAATCCGCCTACCAGACTTTTCCATCCGCTGCTTCTCTGAACTATGGTGGTTGACGCATAGTCCCTGAAAGGGGCCATTCCAGAATTTCACTGCGTCACCCCTATGCGGCTCGATGTGGTCACACACCGTTGCCTCTGTCACCCTTCCCTCTACCTGGCACATCACACAGAGGGGATTCGCTCTTAGGTGGCGCTCCCTTAGCTTCTGCCAGCGCCAGGTCTTGTACCAAGCGCTCCAGGGTTGGCTACTCATAGCGGTTGGGAATCGTCCCGCTCGCCGCCTATGATCTCGCCGTCCAACGTTCGGACCGGTTCGTCCGGCTCTTCAGCTTCATCGGCCAGCAACTCCACTAGCGTGGCTAAGAGGGACTCGATGCGGTCCATTTGGGTAGGGCCTTGCTGGACAATTTCTGAGTCGTGAGGCACCACCACGTACCGCTTTCCCTCATGCGTTGAGGCGTCGAGCAGCCATGTTCCATCAGGGATGGAGAAAGAAGCGCCGATCTCAAGGGAGATGTTCACCGCGCACGCTCATTGCGGCGCAGGCCGCTATCGCCCAGGCTCGTTACCTCTATTGTGACCTCGGGTGGCTTAATTGGCTTATTGACCGTGACCACATTTAGGGTGACTGTCAGTTTAGTTATCTCATCAACACCAGCGCTCAGCGAAAACCCCGTGGCGCACAACTTCATGCCGTCGAGAATCAGCATTCCTTTGGAAGGCCCTTCCATTTCTACGACTAGATCATGAGCTTTCATAAAGCGCCACTCCAAAGCAAAAAGCCCCGGCTTTTGCCGAGGCTTCGTTTCCTATGGACGAGCGCCGTCCACTTGGGTTGATCTTAGTGAGCGCGTACAGGGTGTGCAACCCCTCACGCGACCACCTTAATCATGTCTCGCTTGCGCAACATAGGCAGCAAACGGGCCTTGGCTTCCTGGTACCGCTGGTGCTGTTCCTCGGGCGTGCAGCGCGGATTGCGGAACACTTGGTTGGGCACGTCCTTGTTGCGCAGGCTGACCCCTACAGCGGCGCGCAGGTCAACCGGCAACGTGTTCAGGCAAACATCCACCTGTTCAGCCAGGCACCGGTTCAACTTCGCGTCGGTCTCGTCATCGTCACCATACGCATCTAGGTCGGATACCCCATGGAATCCCGGCGCTACCCGGCTATGCCCAAGATGCTCCCGGTGCGCCTTAGCCCAGTGATACCAGGTCATGAGCAGTTCTTCCAGTTGTTCGCTTTCGTCTTTCGTCATGTGATCCTCATTGAATAGCTGCTCCAATCCTTGTCTTGCTATCTCCTGCCGACTGAGCCGGGGCTTGTGTGGTCGGCGCCGGTATTCCTGCAGGCGTTCGCAGACTATTGCCGGGTCGCCCATCGCCCACTTCGGCAGGAGGGCGCCCATTACGCAAACTCCGGGCTGTACTGCACGTTGCTGGTCATGCTTACGGGAGTCGGCATACGCATTGCCTGTAACCGAGCCGCGGCGAACTTCATCGTGTTGTCCAGCGTGTAAGGTTGGCCGCTGCCGAACGCCAACCGGCCAGGAACCACCTCGGAAGGCCGGAGAGCTACGAAAGCCCGGATCAGCACCATCGGGTCGTCCGACTGAAGCGACGGTTCGACTAGGCGAATCGCGTCTGCGATGCCGTCCGGACCTCGCCGCTTCTTGCCCAACACGACGCCGTGTTCAGAACGCAGCCGCTCGATAGCCGCAGTGCGCATTTGCTTGTTTGCGTCTTCGATGCTTCTCGGAAGTGACATGTCAGTTCTCCTCAACCCTTAGGTGCTCGCTGATAAAAACTCGCACGCGCCCGCCCTTGCAGACCGTGCCGCGCTCAATGGAAAGCTTGTCAATCTGGCTGTCATCCTCAATGACCTGGGCGTGTACCAGGCCGTCAAGCAGCCCCTTCATCATGTTGTCCAGGTCGCGGCGGCGGTTGTCAGGGGGGAAGGCGTCAATATGGACCGACAAGCGACCGGCCAGCCTGGCTAGTTGGTAGCGGCTGGCCTCATCGATCACGGCCTGGCGGTACTCGCGGCCCTTCTCGGATATCAGGTGCCGACCGGCCAGCTTTCCCTTGGTCGGGTGACGCCAATAGGTATTCACACTGGGCGGGAATGGGAGTTCAAGGACGTTCATCTGGTGCGCCCTCTTTGCTGGGATTAAGAATCTCAACGATGAATCTGTATTTCCCGTCGCGGTACGTGATGGTGCCATTCGCTGGACGCCCAGCAATCTCAGGGTGCTTTTCGGCTACAAATGCCCCGAGAATCTTCATGACCTCTTCCCCGTCGAATTCCACTTTCATGCCGCCACCTGCGCAATCAAGGTCGAGAACGGGTTGCCCGCACACCGGACCAGCTTCTCTTTCATCTTTCGCTTCTGCGCCCATGCGCGCTTCTTGGCGTTCCGGTCATCCTGGCTCTGAACCGCCCAGTTGGCGTCACGTCCGTAGCCGTAGCGATAGACGGGGGTTCGCGGCCCCTTCCCTTTGGGTGGCAGCCAGTCGCAGATGTGTATCTTCCCGTCGTCGCGCAGCTTTCGCAGGTTGTCGTGAATCGTGACCGGACTGCATTTCAGGTCTTCCACCAACTCTCGATGCGTCATATCGCCGCGCTCTTCCAGGGCCTCTAGGATCGACGGGTAGGTGTAGTTTCTCGGAGGCATAGTCAGACTCCAATGAGGTTGATTGGTTGGCAACGGCTATCGGCCACATACTGGAGCGACTGAGAGTGGAACCAGAGCGCAATGCTCCCCTCCCACTCGCCGTGTCGGTTCTTGTCGCAGATCAGCATCGCGTCGGGCGCATTGGCGAACTTGTCGGGCAACGGGGTTCCAGTCCGGGCGCATTGGTCCAACGCCTTTTCCTTTGCCTTATTGCGCCAGACGGTCAAGAACTGATCCACCTGGTCGGATATCGAACCACTGCCTTTGGCATCTAGTTTTCCGGGCGGCTTTTCTTCGCTCTCCCCCTTGCGCACGTGGTGGACAAGGTGAATGTGGACCTGGTGGTCGCGAGCCAGCGAGGTCAGCATGTCCACGAAGTCTTTCTGCGCGTTGTAGTCATCCTCGCCACGCACGCACTTCATCAGGCTATCAATCACGATGTGCTTAATTCCAAGCCTGGAGGCGCAGTAACGGATGACCGCGTAAACCATTTCTGGCTTCACGGTGCCCTGTTGGTCGTATAGCCACACCCGATCCTTGAGCCATTCACCAAACTTGCGGGCCATCGCCTCGCTCGGGTGGTCATTCATGGCGGCTTGGCGGAGCATCCGCTTCAGGGTTGAGAGTGGCTTCATTTCGAAGCTGGCGATACATAACTTCTCCTCGGCCGCAGCGAATCCAAGGCACGCCATTCCCAGCAATTGGCTTTTCCCGTGGCCGTTCATTCCCTGCCACACGGTGACCTCCCCCGGACGGAACCGCAGGTGGTCATGGGTTTTGGCCCATGGCAACTTGGCACCAGTCACAGTTGTGCCGTTCCGAATGGAATCGACCAAGTCATCGGTCCATGTGTCTGCGCTTATCACCTTTGCCTGCGGCTCCGACTCGGCCATGTAGGCTTTGAAGTCGAAGGTGTCTGGCGTGATCATTTGCACTACGTTGTTCATGCAACCTCCAGGCGGCGAATCTCGCCGTTCTCGTATCGAAGAATGCCGGTCGAATCCAGGGCACATGCCGTCACGTCAGCCGGGGCAAAGTCGAGGACTCGCTTGAAAAGCGCCTTTACGTGGCGCCCGTCGGGACCGGAAATATGGACACTCAGCCCCGCAAGAACGCGCAGGTCCACGGTCTTGAGCGCGTCATCCGGAAACACATCAATCTCTGGCAGTCCACCAAGCGACATGACCATGTCCGGGTGGCTGAACACCGAGTAATCCCGGGGTTCGGTCAGGCAAACGAAGACCGCAGCCGGCCGATAACCGCGCATCCGAAGCGCGAGCAGGGTTTCGTGTCCGATCACAGGGCACCCTCCCAGGGCTGTTCGGGGGAGCCACCGTCAGCCACCACACCATCCTCCCAGCGGCGCTGGTTCAGGTATGTCAGCGGCGCCGGCTCGAAGCCGTCTTGCCACTGCTTCGTGCCCTTTATCGCCGCCACATGGGCAATGATTTGGTCTGCAACGGAATCGAGGTTCCGCAGCCGCCACTTCTTCGCACACTCAGCCTTTGCTGTCCGACGCTGGGTTACGGGCCATGTCTCCCAGAATTCCTGGAATCGGTCGGCATGGTCGGCGTCAGCCGACGAGTGTTTTTCTTTATTGGTGTCTGGTGTCTGGTTAGGTTGATCGTTCGTTGCACGATTCGTTGCACGATTCGTGCTCTGTTCGTTGTTCTCTCGTGCCTCTTTTCGTTTCGCTTCCCGTTCCTGGGCGATGCGACGATTCGTGTCAGCCTGCTTGCCAGCCTTCTCAAGCTCCGCCTCAATCCGGCTGTGCATCAGCCCAGACTCGACAACAGTGAAGAACCTGGTCACCGCCTTCACCGCATCCTTCTCGGCCTTCGTGAAAGCGCCAGCGATTCGGCACAGGGCGCCATGGTCATCCGGCAATGGCAGTTCCGTAGCGTAGTAGTGGTGCATGAGTGCGAGATAGGCGCCTCGTTCCGTCAAGGACAAATGGCCGGTATCACGCTGGAAGTCACCGATGTAGTGCTTGTAGAAGTTCATGCTGCCTCCAGCATTCCGCTGGCGATGAGGGCGCCATCGGGAACCGTCGCGCCCTGCGATTGAATCTGCTCAATGCACCACACCAACAGGTCCATCTGCTTGCCATATCGCGTCTCGAACATGGCCTTGTGGGGATGGATTGCGATAGCCAGGCCGTCGTCTTGGTGGTGACTTCCGCACAACGGCAAGACCTTCCAGTGCGCGTCCGGCTTCGTGCGCCCGTCTATGTGGTGAATCGATACGTAGTCGTTAAAGATCCCGTCCATGCGGCAGGCAACGCAGCCAATGCGGCTGGCCAACTGGTCATGGAAGGCCTTTTGAGCGGCCGACACCGGCGCGCCCTTCATTCCCTTGGACTTGATGGGCTGGCTGCGGCGGGCGATAACGCCACGTGCGCGGAAGGGAGTGCTGCGCTTGAGGGTGGAATTCCAGGTCATGCTTCCCTCCCGATAGACGTCGGGGACCACTGGACGCCCTTCTCATCGCCCACCGAGTGCGCGAAGTTGATGAGTTCGCTCATCTTGCGAATGCCCATCTTGCTCGTGCGGCGCCCAAGCATCACGAAGCCGCCACGGATGCCTTCAGCAATGCGGTGTTCTTGATCCAGGCTGGCGGTCAGAATGTCCTTCCAGTCTTCCGGGCTCAGCTTCTCCAGCTTGCCGTTGATGGACCAGTCAACCTGCTTGGACAGATCCGTCAGGATCGACCACAGCAAGTCGTTTTGATCGAGGGTCCGGGTGCGCTCCTTGATCTCCACCCGATAGCCGTCAGGAGCGCTCGCGCAGGCATGAGCCGCGTTGCGGCGTGCCAGCGGGTGGGAAAGGATGAACACCTGGCGTTCCATTACTTGCTCGCAGCGCGCAGGACGTTGCGCTCAAGGCGGTGGCACATGGTGCGCAGGTCGCGGACGAATTCCACGATCCGATCAGCCTCGGACTGGTCGATCTTGCCGTCAGCGACGGTCTCAGCCGTCACGCCCAACACGCTGCCGGTGATTGCGCCAATCTGCATAACCTTGGACTGGATCGCGGTCAGCTCGCAGGCCCAGCCATTGGTCGGGGCAGGCGGCACGGAGTCGACCGCCAAGCCCTGCTCTGCAGCAAAGGCCAGGAACCAGTCGTGTGCATACTCGGCGCCGCCATCCTTCTCTTCCATCCACTCGGACAGCAGACCAGCCATTTCCACGCTGATCGCATCGCCTTCCGAGCGCTTGAGCTTGGCGCGCAGGCTTTCCGGGTGAATCGACTTGCCCCGGCGCTCCGTCAAGAAACGTGCCGCATCAGCAACACCGCCCGGAGTCTTGCGCACGCAGTTGTACAGAACGTCCAGCCAGTCAGTGTTGGTGTAGCGGCAAGTCATATGTCACCTTGAAATCAGATCTCTTTCAGCCTTTCGGCACTTGTGCAGCGCATCTAAGATTCACCGCATGGAACAACTAACTAAGAACAACTCGGCAATGACTGAAACGGAGCAACTGCTTAGAACCGCCGCCGACATAGCCAAAAGAACCTTTACCGACCCTTCCGAAACCACCGTCCTGGAACTGTTCAAGGAGCTGTGTTCGGAGCGGGAGCGCATGGCTTGGGCCTCAGAGGACCGCCACGGCGCAGTAGTGCATTGATGTCATGCCGCCCTCGCCTCGTTGGCCGGTTGAGGATCTGCATTGCCCGGCGCCGCAGGCCGTCGAAGTCCGCGGACGCCTAGACATGCGCCAAGACGAGTCAGCGTCGTGTAGCCGGGGTTCGGAATCTGGCCACGTACAAACTTGGAGATCCACGAATGCGAGACGCCAGATGAGGTGGCAATGACGGGCCACTCCCCCCGACGGGCGAGTAACCGATTCCGAATATCTTGGTCGAGAGGCAGGTTCATGGCCGCACATTAGCAAAACATTGCTAATAGATCAAGCAACACTTTGCTAGCAAGACATTGCACACTGCGCGCATGAGCAAGCCCACCCTCAATGAAATCCTCGCGACGAACCTTGCCCGCCTTATGGAGAAGACCGGCCATAAGCAAGCCTCGTTAGCTGCCGCATCCGGGGTGGGACAGACGACGATTAGCCTTTATCTGAACCCCGGGCGGAGGCAGCCGAGCAAGAGTGGGAAGGTCCCTTCCGCCAAGTTCGGTGAGGTGGAGGCTCTGGCAGATGCCCTTGGAGTAATGCCCTGGGACTTGTTGCGTCCTGACGACGATGAGCAGGTTGTCGTCCAGGCTCCTCGCAGACCGATATCACCCCGTGCGGGTCGTCTGGTAGACATGGACCACGCAGACGACCCATTTCCTATGCGCATAGGAGGCTTGCCGCCAGCGCCCTGGGAAGGTGGCAAGACCACGCACCAGGCAGAGCGCGAGCGCACGCTGCGAATCAGCACCCAGACGGGCGTAGTAGCAAACGTCGGGGTTGGTGAACCACCCGCGGCCAATGACAAATTCGAGAAGGTCCCAGAGCTAGCCGACGTGCGTCTGGCGGCCGGCGAGCCCATCGAGAATCACGCGGAAGAGCAGACAGGCATGATCCAGTTCCGCAAGTCGTTCCTCAAGTCGGTGGGAGCGGACAACGGGAAAGCTCGGGTGGTATATGCCAAAGGCAACAGCATGGAACCCATTATCCGTGACGGAGCTGCGCTGCTCGTGGTGCCCAACGAGAGCCTGACACTACGTGATCTGGCTGCAGGGGGGGTCTACGCCATCAACTATGACGGCAAGATGATCGTGAAGACGGTGACTCGAGACCGCCTTACAAAACAATGGGTGGCGCGCTCGTTCAACCCGACCTGTCCGGATATCCCGCTCGAGAACGGCACGCCTGTACGCGTGTTGGGCCAGGTCGTCTGGGCTGGCGCCAGGCTGCGGGATGACGAAGCGGGACAGTGGGTGCGGTCGTAATCCCTTCCCCGACGAAAACAACACAGGTTTGCCGCCCAGATGACCGAATCCGAAGTTGTTGCCCTATTGGCCAGTCCCGGGAAGCTGGTCCTGCGGACTTTTGACTGGTCCAAGCAGGAAGGCGCGAGGGACACCCCATGGCTGATTTTCGATAGCTCGGTGCAGGTAGGGCCAGACATACCCTACGCCCTGCGGTTTATTGCGAAATACAAGGCTTCTCACGAGATCATGAAGGGAAGCGCTCGCGTCATGTTGCCCGAAAAGATTGATGTGGGGCTGATCTGCGGAAAACACCGAATTGCCGCTTACGACACGGCTCCCGGCCAGCGACATACCAACGATGTGGGCGTGGGGCGACCCTTCTATGGGCAGACCATTCTCGCCACGACCCACAGGCACGTGTGGGTTGGAGAATACGGTTACGTTGAACCTGTTGATCCTCCGATGCTCGACGTGGTCCAATTAATCCAAACCTTTGCCGAAGAGTGTAATTTGGTGATCAACGGCTCCGTCCGTCACCCCCTCGCTGGACAGCAAGGAAGTCTATTATGAACTGCGCACACATCGCCGCGGCCACTGGATGGCATTGCCAAGAAGTGGGGCACCAAGCCCTGCGCATTCACGCGCCTGCGCGATATGGAAGCGATGGAGAGCACCTAAGCTTCTTGCTGCTAGAAGAAGGCGCTAATCGGTTTTATCTGACCGATGCCCATGCGACGGTTGAACATGTGGTCTCCATGGGCGTCAAACTCAGCCCAAACCGCCTAAGGTCCATTCAACAGTTGCCGGGGCACCGGTTCGCCAACGTCACTGAGAACTGGGAGATCACGGCTGGCGGTAGTTTTGACAAGCTTCAGCCGGCGATTTGGGAGGCGACCGCCCTAGCAATGGCTATCGCCTCCAAGGAGGCTGAGTGGCAACCGAGAAGCCATCAGGAGCGTTTCAACTCCAAAATCCAGAAGGCACTATTGAAGCGACTAGGCCCTGAACGCGTAGTGCTCAAGTGCCGTTTAGCCGGGATTTCCGGGCACCAGTTGGAGTTTCCTCTCGGAATCGTAAAGGAGCACTTCACCCAGGCCGTCCAACCTATTGGCTTGGCGGAAGATGGCAAGCCAGATTGGGGGTTTGTGTACCAGTGCTTCGGTAAATTTTCCGACCTGAAGTATCTCAGCGATGAAGGGGCCGACAATAGACTCATCATCATGGAAGCCAGCAATACTGAAGATTGGAAACAAGCTGCGTCTATGCTCGCTAATTCTGCCCGGGTTATTGCATTTCATACGGAATCCGACCTCGCCCTGGCCGCTTAATTAGCGACTGCCCACCAAGGCCACCTCCGGGTGGCTTTTTTGTTGATTATTCGCTGATCAAGTACGCGGAACTGAGGTGGCGTGGCAATCTGTGATTGCCAAAAATGGCAAACAGCTCACTTGGCGAGTAGTCCTTGTTGTTGAGCGTGACTGAGATCAATTCGGTGCGGTCACCGTGCGAATAGTACATACACAGGGCCTTATCGCGCTTCAGCCCGATCGTCCCTTGTGCTGTGTAGTCGATCTCGACGAACGTCCGGGAAAGTTCGCTTGGGCTGTTGCGATAAAGATTCAAAAGTTCGCGCGTGCTTGGAGGCAGCTTTCCATCGAATTTCTTGGACCACGCTCTTTCAAGATCTTCAGCAGATAAAGCGCCCTTCGTCTTCTCCACGCTGTTCCAGCGCACTGCCCCTGGATCGACGGAACCCGAACGAACGATCTCCTTGCATATGTCTACTGGCTTATCGCCAAGTCCGCACCCGCCGAGTGAGATCAGTGTTAACGCCATAGCAATCCGTATCACCCGCATTCCCCTTCCAGGTAACAAAACGAGTCCCCAATCTTAGCCGACACCCACTTCCCTCCCGTTGCCCGCTCGAGCGGGCTTTTTTTTGCGCCCTTAGCGACCCGCCCCTTGGCTCGACAGGCAGCGCCTAGCAAAGTTTTGCTTGACCTGCCTAGCAAAGTATTGCTATTGTCCTACCAACGCGCTGCACAACGACTCGCAGAACGGCCTAGGCGAAAAGCCAGCTTAGTAGAGGGTCGGGTGCGGATCGAAAGACCGCAAGCCCATGCGTGGCCCAACGTACCTGGCGAGCCAGATCCGAGGGTTAAGTCGAAAGAGGAATGCCTAGCCCAAGCTGCAATTGGGTGGACGCTGAGAAGTGGCAGAGGCGGAGCCACTGAGCCGACAGAGCCGCGTGTCTGTATTGCGAACTGGAACCGTCAGGGGCGATGCAGACCGGAATTTATCCGTCAGTCCGTTCTATGAGCGCTGGCTGTCGAATGAACAAAGGAGATTCCTGATGGGTGACTTCTTCATGGTGGTTATTTGGGCACTCGGCGGATTCGTCTGGGGTGCAGTCTACGGCCGTATGAAAAACCAGAGGGTTGAAGACGATCTGCGGATCAAGCTCGCGGAGCTGAGTGCACAGAACCGGTTGATGCATCGTCTGCAAGCGCGAATGGAATCGAAATGCCTGCGCCGTGACAGGACGCAGACACATGAAGGCGTAACGCGGCCAGCCGAAAGCCCGCGCATCAGAACATGGAGACTGCCATGTGACCAATAACGAAGTTCCCCACCGCTGAGCACACGCGGCGCAGAAACCGAGGCGTTATTCGGATGGGAACAAAGTCGCCCGATGGTTGGGGAGTGCCCACCCCCGCTAACCAGTTGACGGCACTACAGACAGAGCGCGGTACGCCAGCCTGACGGCGCACAGGCCCATGGGGGACATGGTTATAGCCCTGGATTCAGCCACATGAGTCCTGAAAGAAGCGGCGGCGTGGAAGGTAGTTACGCAGCACACGCAAAACTGGAAATACGCCGGGAAACGTAAACCGGGGAAAAAACGCGTCACCCGCTACCAGCTAAGTGCGGGCGTGATGGCTGAGAGACGTGCCGACAGTCTCATGCAGGGTTGGTGTCCTGCCCGCTTCTTTCAGAATTCGCATACCGATTAACAAGGAGAACGAGCATGGAAAACCAGCATCAGAAGATCAAGGGCTATCGCGATTTGTCCCAGGCCGAAATCGACGCCATGAACGAAGCCAAGGCACTGGCCGAGCAGTGCGGCGTGTTCGTGGAGAAGTTACGCGCCCAAGGCACAGCGCTGGACCAGCGATGGGTCAGCATCGGCGCGACGGACCTGCAACGCGGCTTCATGGCCGTGATTCGCGGCATCGCGCAGCCCACCACGTTCTAACGCAACCGAATCTCCCTGGCGCCGTGAAACAGTTCGGCCGTCCGCTGCACGAAACGCAGCGCTATCAAGGCAGAGTGTTCTACCCACGTTATGCGGTGGTTGCCATGGACGCATGCCGTAAAGAGCGCTCTGCCTTGATGGCAGCAGTACCGCCCAGGCGATGGGCAGATGCGCTTCGCTAGTTGCATCGGAACGTTAGTCTAGTTGGGTCAGAGTCCGGCGAACCGTACAGCGTCTGGATGCCGTGAGTTCGAATCTCATTTCGACGTTTCAACCCGGGATCGCATCCGGGGCCATCAACATCGAAAGCGGATGCTATGCAAGACGACCACTTCGAGTGGAACCGGGGCACAGTGCAGCGAGTAGGAGGTTAGGAGAACCGTTCGAGCGGCCGTCAGGCGCAATCGGGCAAACGTCATGCCTAGCCAATCAATACGGCGGTGGAAGTCCGCGCTGGAGACGTAACCAGCACTCCCTCCAGACGACATTGCGGCAGCGCCTTAGCCACGCTGCACAACTCAATTTTCAACACGCGAAAACGGGTACGACAAACCGGTGCTTTATCCGGGGCGCAGTGTCGTCTGTGGGGGGTGAATGCGCAGGCTGATGCGTAGCAATTCTACGTTGGTGACTCCGCCAATAGCGGCAAGCGAAGGCTTCGCCGTGATGTCCCACCGGGTGAGATTCCCGGGAATGTATGCGGCAGCGGAGATCGAGCGAGAGCCAACAAGCCGGAGATCAGCACCGGCCACCCCCTCCCCTTATTCCACACGGAGCAAACCATGGAAATCACGACTTCCCAAGCAGTCGCCACGATGCAGAAGTATGGCGGAAACGGTGTACAGAAGCTGGCCGCTTGCTGGCTTGCTCTGGATTCTGAGAAGCGCCAGCGTTTGGAGCAGGCGTTTGAGCCTGAGTTCAAGCACTACCGCACGATGTATGCGGAAGACGTGAAGGCGGCGGCATGAAGCGCGCCCTCATTCTCGTAGCCGTCTTGCTAGCTGGATGTAACTCTGAAGCTGGCGCCCCGACCATCGACAAGAGCATCAACGCCGATGTTGACGGGTTCACAGGAAATCCGCGCAAGTTCTTCGACGCTGAAACCGGCGTGACTTGCTACTACATCAGCTACAACGCGATGTCTTGCGTGAAGACAAATTAGGAACGCCCATGAGCAAGCCCAATCTGCCGCCGCTTCCTCCGATGCCACCTGAAATCATCGTGGATGAATCTGTAGACGGCGGCGCAATCTACGGCCAGGACGTAGCCGCATTGCGCGCCTGGGCAACCGCCTACGCCGAGGAAGCTGTACGCCAGGCTCTGGCGGAGGTTGCTAAGGCCATATCGACGCAAGCCGATGCCCAGCGGGTCAACTACGAACAAAGCGGCCGCAATTCCTATTACGAAGGAATGGCGGACGGTCTGGACGTTGCAGAGCAAAAGGTGCTCGCCATCATCCCGGAGCCCCGCGATGGATGACCTAAAGCAGATGCTCCGCAACGCCTGGAGATAGACATGGGAACGCGATTCGCCTTCGACCCTCCCGACGAGCTGTACGCAATGAAGTATGCAGAAGTCGCCCGGGGTATCGAGGCGGATCTGTTTACCCATCGCCACTCGCTAATAGAAGCATTCGAGCAGGAATTCCCGGACGAGGACGCGCAGATGCTGGCTTTCATCGCTGGCAATGCCGACAAGCCCGAGAAGATCCTAGAATTGGCGGCGTCCGGACTCTTCGGTATCGCCTGCCGCGACCAGATGACGCTGGCTATAGGCCACGTTGCCGACTATCTAACTAAGCAATTTGTTCGCGGCTTCTGGCCGGAATGGAGGAAGACATGACGACGCCATTTACGCCAGCGCCTTGGCAGGAGTCCCGGTGCAATGCCCCGATGTGGATGGGTGGGGCTCCAGCTGGCTTGTGTGGGGCGAATGCATACGGGCACCAGTTGCCGAGGTCCTATCTGCGCGAAGCTCAAGGCCGAGGCGAAATCTCCTATTGCTTTGGTCACGCATGCCCTGAGCATGGCGGTCCAAGCAAAACGGGCGTTCGAATTTTCCAGGATGGGCTTACCGACGAGGGCCGGCCCATGTGGTGCGCGGTTGCCCCGGATTTCATCAATCTTCAGGAAAGCCCGGCAGGCTTTGACGGCGACCCGATGCAAGCGGTTGAGAACCTTGGCACCGCGATAGCCACAGCCCGAGGTGAGACATGAAACGCCTGATGACCTTCCTCAAAACCCACGGCCTCACGATCTTCTTCGGGGCCGTTTTTATTACTGCTACCTGCATCCTGCGTCCCACTCTGGACAAGCACGAAGAGGACCGGATTGCGAAGGACGGGGGCACCCGATACGCAGCAGGTGAAAGCTATGGACCGCGATGACGAAGCCGCCGCGCTGGCCTACCAACAGGAACTAGATCAACAGGAATACGACTATGAGCGTTCACAAGAAACTCATGCAGGCCAGGTTGCGGCTGCAGCAGGCCGAACTGAAGAAGTCCGGGCATAACAAGTTCGCGGGCTACTTCTACTTCGAGCTGGGCGACTTCCTGCCAACGACGCAAGAAATCTTCCACGAGTTGGGGCTATGTGGCGTAGTTAGCTTCACCGCAGACGTTGCCAGCCTGACAGTGGTCGACACGGACGGCGGCGGCCAAATCGTTTTCACGTCCCCAATGGGAAGCGCCAACCTCAAGGGTTGTCACGAAGTCCAGAACATCGGCGCGGTGGAAACGTACCAAAGGCGCTACCTATGGGGCACCGCCATGGAGATCGTAGAACATGACGCGCTGGATTCCAGTGAGCCAGTGAAGGAAGCGAAAACCACCAACAAGGCCAAGCCGACTGACGGGGCTATGGAGTCCCTATCCAATCAGGAACGCCAAACAGTCCGAAAGATCGCTGATGCCATTCAGCAAGCCTATGTGGCCGATGACGGTTGGAAGGCTTACGAAGAATGGGACACCACGGAAGGCAGCGTGGAATTCAAGACTGCTATCTGGAGCCTGCTCGACAGCAAGTGTCGTGCGGCAATTAAGCAAATGAAGGAACAGGCTCAGAACGAGCCAGTGGAGGTAACGCAGTGAGCTACGACAACAGCGGCATCTTGTTCAAGAACGACCGGAAGACCGAATCCAAGCACCCTGATTACAACGGCTCGATCACCGTCGATGGTGTCGAGTACTGGCTTTCGGCGTGGATTAAGGAAGGCCAGAAAGGCAAGTTCATGAGCCTGTCCGTAAAGCCGAAAGAAGAGAAAGCCAAGAAGCCTGCCGCACCGGCCCGCCAACCCGCTTACGGAGACGACGATCCGCCTCCGTTCTGATCCCCGGCAGTTCCCAGCACAACCCACCTGGAGCCCGCAGCATCCGCTGGGGGCTGCCACCCTATTCCTTGGAGATATGCAATGTCCCCTACTCATATCTGGGTTCTAGAAGTTCGCCATTACGACGAATGGCGGTTCTATATCTCGCGCACCACCCGCAAAGAGGCTCGCCTATTCCAACTCCAGAGGTTCGCCGTAGGGGAATCCCGCATCCGCAAATACGTCCCCGCCTAACGGAGCAGATATGGACCTCGCGCAACAACTCGAACAAGCCGACGCAGACCGCGTTGACGGCATCACGACCGACAAGCAGTACATGGAGCGCCGTGCCGAGATTGTGGCGCGGTTCGTGGACTACGACTACCTGATTATGCAAGCCAAGGAGCGTGCGCTCCTGAGGGGGATGTGATGGAAATCGACGATATGCCGGACGACGATGAACTCGCCATAGAGCGCGCCCTGATTAACTGGGGGCTGTTAGGGGTCGTCTCTGGCCTCGCAACTATCTATGTCGGCATCTTCCTTCTGTGGCGATACGCCCTGTCCTTCTTCTACCCTGGAGCGTGAACATGAAAGTGACGTTTTATAAGCCACCCTTTGGGCGCACGGAAGAACTTGAGATCACGAAAGTCCGCCCGGAAGACGCGGAATATTTCGAGCGCAATGGCATTCGGATCAGCATGGAAGAGGTCGGCGGCATGTTCGCAATATATGCAGATACCGGAGCCAAGACGCCGGATGGCGAGCCGGATGAACTGATCGAACTTTCCCGAGGTCGTTCCTGCGAAGACACCTTGCAAGCGCTTCGAGCCGCCTGCGAAGCCACCACCGTAGCTGGAGCGTGAACAAATGACACAACAATGGAAGCCGATTCCAGCCGCACTTTATGACCTCATCCTGACGGGCGACATGGAGGCGATCCTATGGCAGTTGAAGGGAGTGCGTGAGGCTGAAACCGTGCGAATGATACTGTACAACGCCCGGCAGACAATTCTGTCCACCTCGGCGCCAGTAGATGTGCAGGAAGACCGAAAACAGGTCGCACGCAAGGCCATTGAATGGGCCACCCCGAGTAACGTCATGGCCGCCCCGCTTGTTGCCTGCGAGCACATTCGAGGAATGGCGGCTTTGGTACTCACCCCTCCCGCCAGCGCACAGCCCGAACGGGACTGGGAATTGTCTTGCGACCACTGCGATGGCGACGGCTTCGTCTATGTCGAGCGCCGGGTTGGCATGTGCGCCACCGATGTGCAGACGTTCAAGGAAGACTGCGAGTGCTGCGAGGGCCGGGGCTTCACCATCGCGTTTGAGGACATTCCGGGCATCGCCGAGTACGTGCGCAAGAGCCGCCTGGGCGCCAGCGCACAGGACGATGCGAAGGACGAGCTGACCCGTGACCGTATCGAGCGAATCGCCACCGAAGTCTACACGGCGGAGCGATTCACCAAAGACGATGAGGTTTGGCACAACCTGTACTGGCTGACCTCGTTCGCGAAAGCCATAGAAAAGGAACTGCGCCGCCCCGCTCCCGCTGCTGGGGATGCGCTGGCGCTGCTCGACCATCCGCTGTTGCGCGACGTGCTCGGATACATCGAGGATGCTGGACCGGCTGATGTGTGGGGCGCGGCTCAGTCGTGGATGGCTCTGCGTGACGCCGCCCTCGCCGCCCAGATCCCGCAGCAGGGAGAGGCGTGATGGAAGTGGCACCGAACTTTGCCCGGAGGAAAGATGAATGAGCTGGCTCTTTTCGCAGGCGCTGGTGGAGGAATTCTCGGCGGACACCTGCTCGGATGGCGAACCGTCTGCGCAGTTGAACGTGATGCCTACGCCGCAGCCATTCTCGCGCAGAGGCAAAACGACGGGGTTCTCCCACCTTTCCCCATCTGGTCTGACGTTTGCACTTTTGACGGAATCCCGTGGGAAGGCGTTATTGACGTCGTATCTGGCGGGTTCCCCTGCACGGACATTAGCGCGGCAGGCAAAGGTGCCGGTATCGGCGGAGACGAGTCCGGCCTCTGGAAGCACATGGCGCGAATCGTGGCTGATGTTCGACCCGGATACGTATTCGTGGAGAACTCCCCAATGCTCACTGCTCGGGGACTCGGCGTCGTTCTCGGGGACCTGGCCACGCTCGGGTTCGATGCGCAATGGGGTGTGCTTGGAGCAGCCGCCCTTGGCTTTGGGCATCGACGAGACCGCATCTGGATCCTTGCTTCCCACCCCGAGCGGTGTGAACGGAGGCCGAAACAACATGATGGGTCGAATCGACGAATGGGGGGGCAGCAGCAACCCTTTGCGTGGGACCGCAATTGGCTCGATGTGCTTACCACCGTTCGAGGAACTAGTGATGGGATGGCCGATCGGCTGGACAGAACTGACGCCATTCGAAACGGGCAAGTTCCACGAGTGGCAGCAGCAGCATTCCATCTTCTCAGCAGCCGAATCTAAGGAGGCAGCATGACCGACCACACCCCCGCCGCCCAGGCGGCAACGCGAGAAGCCGTGCGCCATGCCATCCGCAAAGCGTATGACGACGGCTACAACGACGCCAAGATGGCGCCGGACAATTGCAGCACATATTGCGTGGAGCGCGCTGTTCGCCTCGACTCCGCCGCCCTGCTGTCCAAGCTGCGCGCCCCTGTAGCCGATGAGCGGAAGGAAATAGCCGGCGTGACCCTTGACGGGTGCCTGGAAACGCTGTTCCGCGTGGGCGAGCATCTTGGCATCGACTATGCCGAGTCCCGCAAGCAGCCCGGCGCGCCCAGCGGCATCTACATCAAGGCAATCGAAGATCGGGTTTCTCAGGCCATGAATGCGGCGCGTGAAGAGGCTGCGAGGCTGATGGAACAGACCAGCCGCAGCAGCGGCGCAACACTGATCCGCTCCCTGGCAAGCGCCCCTGTAGCCGGGGAGGCGGACTTGCCGAAGGCTTACATCGTTCGGCACGGAACCACTGAGGCACTGTTCCGCAGCTTGAAGCGGGCCAATGCGGCAGCGGAAGACGTGGGGCCTGGATCGGTCATCGTGCCCCTCTATGCTTATGCCGCGCCCCAGGCCAGCGAGGCGGTCCTAAAAGCCATTCAGTTCGTTCTGAAGAACTTTAAGGCGTCAGAGGCTCAGGGATATCACACCCGGGACCGGCAGTTTGCAATCAGCATCTTGGAACAAGCCCTGTCCGCGCAACCGGGAGCGCAGAAGGAGCGGAGCGATGGCAATCAGTAAAGCCGAACGCGCCCGCGTCTTCGCCATGTTCGACGGCAAGTGCGCCTACTGCGGAGAGCCGCTGCCGGAGCGCTGGCACGTCGATCATCTGGAACCTGTGCAGCGCGATCTAAAGATGGTGCGCGGGGAGCGCTCTTGGAAGCTGGTAAGCGGCGCGCCGCTTCGTCCCGAGCGGGATGTCCCGAGCAACTACATGCCCGCCTGCCCGCCCTGCAACATCGACAAGCACGCCATGAGCCTCGAAGCCTGGCGGTTGAAGCTCCAGCGTACCTGCAAGGTGTTGAGCGCCAACTACCCGACTTATCGACATGCCTTGCGATTCGGCCTGGCCGTCGAGACTGGCGCGCAGATCGTGTTCCATTTCGAGCGCGTGGGCGCCGGCACCAGTCCCCCGGCCCACCCCAAGCAGCACAACGACGGAGGCGCCGTTTATGACTAATTAATGAGTCATAGACAGCCAATATGCGTCATTAATGGATCAATCATGAACAAAGAAGAACTAGAGCAAATAGCCCAGCGCCCTAGCTGCTGCAAGCCCTTCGGAGCAAGCGTGACGCTCAGTATTGGAGAGCGCGACGAGCTGGTGGCGATAGCGCGGCGGTATGCATGGGTGTGCGACGGCCAGAATGACGCCGTGCATATCCTGGGCCTGTATGAAGGCAAGGAAATGGATCTTGCCATTGATGAGCTTATGGCGAAGGAGGGAGCGTGA